GGTTTGCGCTATTTGCGCATGCACTATCAATATATTATGAATACATCAAATGGAGATTGTGGTTCATTGTTGATTGCTTTGAGCAATTATTTACCAAAGAAAATTATTGGAATTCATGTTGCTGGTGATGCAACTGGAAAAGGTTATGCTGTTCCATTGAATATTCGTGATATTGAAGATGCTTTGAAAGATGTCCCCAGAGATGCACAAATTAAGATTGATCTATGCAGATTTGAGAAAGAAGGAGGAGAATTATCTTCTATTCCAGATGGCGATTTTACACCTGCCATTAAAAGCAACCTTCTTGTTGCTTCTCCTTCAAAAACTGCATTGAGAAAATCTATGATTCATGGCAAGGTTTTGCCAGTTATTTCAGCCCCCGCTGTTCTTTCTAGAAGAGTTGTTTTAGAAAGTGGAGAAATTCATGATCCTGTGTTAGCTGGTTTGAAGAAAACTGGAAAAATTCCCCCATTTATGGACCCTGATTTGATTAAAGCTGCTGTGAATGATGTTTTAAGACTTCATCAAACTTCAGATAAGACTAGAAAAAGAGTGTTAACAAATGAAGAAGCTCTTGCTGGTGTTTCTGATGATATTTATTCTAATCCTTTGAACAGAAGTTCATCTCCTGGATACCCTTGGATTAAAACTAGGGTTGGAAAAGGTAAGATGAAATGGACTTCTGATCCACAAGGTGAGTATAAAATGCATGAAGAATTGGAGAAAGCTTTGATTGATCGAGAAAATATGGCTTTGAATAATGAGAGATATCCAACTGTTTGGATTGATACTTTGAAGGATGAACGTAGACCCCTCGAGAAAGTCAGAGTTGGAAAAACAAGAGTGTTTGCTGCTGGACCAATGGATTATGTAGTTGCTGCTAGAAAGTATTATTTGGGATTTTGTGCACATGTTGCTGAAAATAGAATTAACAATGAAATAGCTGTAGGAATTAACCCATATTCTTTTGATTGGACCCATTTGGCCCGACATTTGAAGAAATTTGGTTTGAATGTTGTTGCTGGTGATTTTGGAAAATTTGATGGAACTTTGATCTTGCAAATTTTGGATGAAATTGGAAAAGCCATTAATGAATGGTATGGAGATGGAGAAGAAAATCAACAAATCCGTGCTATTTTGTGGAAAGAGTTGATCAATTCTATCCACATTGAAGGTGATAACATCTACCTTTGGACTCATGGACATCCATCTGGTCATCCATTGACTGCAATTTTGAATTCTTTGTATAATTCTGTTGTGTGCCGTATTGTTTTTATTTTGTGCGCAAGAAAGGTTGGAAAAATTGTCAACATGAAGGATTTCAATGAAAATGTTTCAATGATTTCTTATGGTGATGATAATGTTTTGAACATTTCTGAGCGTGTTGTTGGTTGGTTTAACCAACACACTATGACTGAAGCTTTTTCTGAAATTGGAATGGAATACACTGATGAGTTGAAAAGTTCTGCTACAGATGCAAAAGCATTTAGAACTTTGGATGAGGTTTCCTTTTTGAAAAGAAGATTCAGATATGATCAAGAGAGAAGTATTTATACTGCCCCTCTTGAATATGGAGTGTGTATGGAAATGGTTAATTGGATTCGTGGTGAGCTAGACCCCGAAGAAGCTTGTGGTGTCAATTGTCAGACTGCTGCAATGGAACTTTCATTGCATGGTAGAGAAATTTTTGAACAGTCGACAAAATTGATTAAGCAAGCTTGTGTAGCAAGTATTTTAAAACAGCCTATCATTTTGACTTATGGAGAATATGTTGAATTTTTCAACACCTCCTATGGACAAATGATGGCACCAAATCCTGAGCTAAGGGTGTAAAACAAATTGTTGTAAAAGTTTTGCACAGCAAAGCCTGGTCTCAGGTTATTTTTGAAAATTAGTAATTAGATTCGTTTTTATAAAATAGAACCAGAAAATTTTATTTTCTATTGATTAGTGTGTGGGTTCTAAAATGTAGGCTACTAATCCAACAAGTTACCTTGAGTTTAATCAGACTCTTGGCGGTTCTTAAACCATTTTTGATTGCTACAAATACAGGTGAACAAACTTCATTGCCTTTAGGCAATATTGAGACTCATCAGCTAGTTACATTTGCTGATGATGCTTCCCTTACTTCAGGCGCTAAGCCTATGATTACTGAGAGTTCCTCTCGGAAATCTTTTGCTGAAGAATCTAGAACTCATGGCATTCTCGATATTTTGTCGAGACCAGTGCTTTTGACTGATTCTTCTTCCCTTTGGAGTACTGCTAAATTAATTAATCAGTATCCCACTGATTCTGTTTCAAATTCTGTTTTTACATTCCCTACTTCCATTTTGAATAAATCTGCAAATATTATTAGGAAAATTACAAATTTTACATATTTTAAAGCTGATGTTAAAATTAGAATTATGGTTAATGCTCAAGCTTTTTCACAAGGAAAGCTTTGGATTTATTTTTCCCCCTATGAATTAGGTAGTGGTACTCAAACTTCTGCAGACAATATGGCTGCAAAAACTGGTTATCCTGGTGTTGAATTAGATGTTGCATCTGGTATGCCAGTAGAATTTTCTATTCCTTATTGTGCTCCCAATTCTCATTATACCCTTACTTCTGGTGAAGGTACTATGGGTGATTTGTTTCTTACTGTACTTTCTCCCCTTACTATTTCTGATGCTTCGCTTTCTGTTTTTGCTTGGTTTGAAAATATTGATCTTACAATGCCTACAGGTGTTGAAAGAGGAATTTTACCCGATGATTATTTTAGAATTACTGAAGGTGTTAAAATTGATCGTGCTGGTGATCAGCTTACTTCAAGTGCTTGGAATGATTTGGTTTTTAATGTTTCTGTTACAGCTGGTGACAGAACTTCTGTTGTTTTAAATGATTCCCTTTTGCTTGTTACAACTACTGGAAATTTTGTTTTGCTTCCTTCTGGTACTAAAATTGGAGGAGTTCTTGATAATGATGAAAAAGTTCTGGTTACCACTCAGAGTGCTCCACTTGGAATTTCTGGTTTTATAGTTACTGATTTTATTTATTACAATGCCACATCTTCTTATTTTAGTATAGCCACTCCTGATG